CAAGAACAGTACCCATGTCAACGATGTACTCAAGCACGTTGGTCTTGGTAATAGCGATAGGCGAACCAGTCGTACCCAAGTCAATGTTGCCGGAGATACGGCCTGCGGTAGCACCTTTGTTGAGGCTAGAGATGTCCGGCAGGATGTCAGTCAGCACGCGCTGGTCAATCTTGATCTTCATACGCTCAGAAGCGTCCTTCGACCAAGTGTCCATCATGTTGATGTCCGACTGAACCTTGTCCACATCGTCCTCAACGCAAGCGAAGTACTCGCCCTTGTCGATGACCAATTGGATTTTTGGCTTGTCAGGATTCTCAACGCTCAGCGTTTGACCTTTGACATAGGTCTTGATGGTGATTTCCGGGGTGGTACGGATGTTAACCGTATCGCCCATACGACGGATTTCACCTTCGTAGTTGGTGTTCGAGATTGCTGCGAGCACGGTGGCATCGTAGAAATTCTCGATCAGTTTGCCCGACCAGATTTCGGGAATGAAGTTGCCCGAATAGTTCGGACGGCCTTGAGAGACGGGAAATCCCATGATAAAACTCCTCTAATCAAGCGTTTGCAAGTATGCGACCATCTCGCTGTGCAGCGAAAATGTCGCGTTCAATGCGGTCACGCTCTGCCTCACGCCCTTTGTACTTACCCTGACGAACATCGTTAAAGAAGGTTTTGATGTCATCAGGCGAGTATGTCTTGGCGTTTGAACCTGTTGGCGCACCAGTGCTCCGGCCTTTACCGGGGGTTACTTGGCGCTCAAGTTCAGAAGCAGCATCATGCCGACGAGTGTTTTGAGCAGCATTGGCTTGTCCAGTTATCTCAAGCCAAGACCGGAAGAAATTACCAACCCGGCGCACATCGAGGGTGTTTTGCGCATCCTCAAGAATGGTTTGACGGCTGATACCAGTCAGAGGGTCAACTTCGAGGAGCCAAGTCTTAAAGTCCTCGTCCTCGTTGATGTCTCTCCAATTGGGGACTATCGAAGTCAAATCCATCCAAAATCGCTGTTCAGCAGTCATGGCTTGTTGATGGGCTAGGTTTTTAACCTGCGGCACAACATTAACCTGCAACTGTTGAAGCATCCGTTCAATCTGAACAATTTTCTGGGCTACAGGAATCAACTCCTCACGGGTCACGCGACGCATGACATCCAGTGATTCGCCGTATTCCTCTTGGTCTTTGTCCGTAATCAGAGCCTGAACTTCAGGTTGGTTAGCAGGACGACCAGCAGCCTGTTGTGCAGACAGGGTTGCCAGCAACTGCTCCATCTGCTGTAGACGGCCTGTAAGTTCCTTGTTGTGCTGATGCAAACGTGGAACCTCGGCGTTGTACATGCCTTGGAGTGTGCGGTATTTCTGAGTCAGTGTTTCGTCTGAGCCTTTTCCGTCATCGTTCGTGTGCTCACCACTAGATGACTGAGCAGCATTATTCGTTGCAGAATTCTCGTCGGCAGGCGGAGTACTGTTGTCCACATTCTCAGCGGGCGGAGTTCCACCATCGGCGGGCGGATTTTGTCCCTCGCCATTGGTTCCATCACCATTGAGTTGTTTGTACAGTTCTTGAACTGCCTCGGTCTGTTTACGAATTTGCTCTGGAAGTGCCATGATTAAACGCTCCTATCGGTATGCGTGGATTAGACGGCGAGTCATATCAGTGAGACTTTGCCGCTAGTTCAGGGGACTCTTTGACGAGTTTGTAAATCTCGCCCAAAACTTGGCATCGCCCCTGCATCAATGCCGCGTTGTTTATCGCATTGGGTAACTGATCCAACTCATGCGTCCGCCATGCAGCAAAATATTCCAGAATCTCTGGAAACTGCCGCACAGCAAGTGCGAAAGCCTTTACAGTCCGTTCGTCAGGCCGAATCATGGCTGACCCCCACTGCGGTTCATGACTGTGTTTCCGTCCATGCCACCTTTGGGTGAGCCATCAGGTTGTACGGGTACACCAGATGGTTGCTGCGCTGCTAAGGCTTGGGCTTTCGCACCAATACTCATGAACGCAGATTTCTCCCGAGATGGAATAACTTCATCCACAGGCATTTGCAAACCTTTAGCCACTTCACGAAGAATCGCGGCGCGACCATCCTTACCAAGAATCTCGATGTCAATCGGATTGGCGGTTGCGTTAAGGAATTCGATACGGCGGACGTTGACAGTCTCTTTGACAGCCAAGTTAACTGCTCCGCGAGCAATAACTTGTACGTCGCCTTTGATAGCCTCGTCCTCGTCGTAGCGCATGTTGTACACGAACTGACGTTGAACGATGGGCTTAATAACATCTCCGTCGATATGGCCCACGACTTGGCGGATACCTTTACCCGCTGCACCCATGAGCATCGACAGACCTGACGAAGTGCGGCCTGCGCCTTGCACGTTCAGGTCACCATACAGGTAGGCCGGGATACCAGAGTGGTCATCAGCCAACCGAGCAAACTTGTCGTACACAGCCACCAACGTACTAGCGTTATCTTCCGGCTGTGTAAAGCGAACAGCAGGCGCACTCGACCCAACGGGGTCGTTGGTCACCTGCCAAATCTTCCAAGGGAACATCTGTGTAATGTCCTCGTTGGGAGGAATACGGTCGAGGTTGACTTCGACCTGCGGGCCAGACGCGATACCCATGTTGTTCACAAGAGCACGAGCGGCTGCATTACAGACGTTCTGAATATCTTCGATGATCTCGGGAATACCCTTACCCCAGAACGCACCGGGGCACTTGATAAACGAAGTCTTGCAGTACGGCTTCTGACCCAGTGGGTCATAGTTCAGCACCGCCTTGATGACGTAGTTACCGATCATCCAGACGTTGGCATCGTACTCACGGGCTTCGTCAGGGATTTCTTCTTCGGTCATGCCCCACTCGCGGAGCATCTTGCCGGAGACTTTGCCCCAGAACTCAAGAGCATCGAACACATCCGTCGGGCGCATGTAGGAGTAGTACTTGCGCTCCTCCTCATTCTTGATGAGTTCCACATCTTCGTTAATCCAAGATGGGCCAGCGCCGCCGTCCAAGATGGCACGGATAGCATCCTCATCGTAGCCCGGTACACCAATCAGATCAGACAGATCAGTGCGGGACAGAGGGTGGTGCTCGAAGATATAGCCTTCCTCGATACGGGTGATACCCGGCTCGGGGTAAATACGGAACGGGTCAACGCGTTCAAACTCGGGAGCCAGACGTTCAATCGGCTCAACCACAGTCTTACCTGCCACGGTTTTCCAACCGAGGGCACGCTGACGACGTACAACTGGGCCTTTGATAAAAGCCGCTGGGAAAGTCACAAGATCAGTGATGAAGTCGTTGAACGAATCAGCCCAGCCGCCTTGGGCAAACTGATCTTCAATCTTCAACTTCATTTTGTCCGCACGGTTCTGTGCGTCTTGCAGAATCTTAAAGCGGTAGTCCTGAGATACCATCTCCTTGATCTGCTGCATCTCGTCCTTGGTCGGAGCCTGCTGCGTTTCTTGCAGTAGCATCAGCACTTCGTTGGCAAAGATGTCTTGGATTTCCTGACGCTGCAAAGGAGAAAGGTCAGGAATCGGAGTGGGGACAATATCCCACGGTGGAGTACCGCTATCGAGCAGGATGTCACGGAGCCAAGATTCCGCTGCGCGGCACTTGACTTCAGTAATCATCATGTAAATTTCAGAGCCGCCTTGCTGCTTGATCTGGCTCAGTTTGTCAGGTTCGTATTCGCCGTTGCGCTGGCGCAAGGCTTGAAGCATCTTATCTTCGATGGGCTTCTTGGCAATCTTCGCCGCATCCCAGCACATCCGAATGTGCTCGGACAAGCCAAGAACCATAGGTTGGTTCTGGCGTTCTTGCAATGCCTTTTGCGCCGCTTCTTGCTCTTGCTTCTCAAGTTCGGCGTTGGACACTACGCGAAGAAAGGTTAATCCTGCCATTTATTCCTCACCGGGCTTTTTCTTCTTCTTGATGTAGTCAATCGCTTCAGAAGAATAGAGAACTTTACTCTTTGGCGTAAGCATGTTCGCAGCCGCTACCAAGGAGTCCGTTGTGATTTTAGTCGTAGGAACTTGTGCATCCTCACGGATTGGGGGTGTATACAACGGCACGGCTTTGGGGGTAGGCGCAGGAACCAGTGAGTAGGTCTCTTTGGCTGCTGCCATACCGGGTATGGGGTTACCTGTGCGGATCGCTTCGTTCTCCAACCTACGGTTGTACGCAGCGTAGCGTTCTTTGTTGAGTGCATCAGCCTTTGCTTTCTGCGACTCGCCGTAGTACTGCACATCACCGGGCTTAGCAATATCTGCCATCTTAGACACACGAGGAGCCTCACCGTAACTTACAGACGGGGCTTGCGCGGGCGCTTCCATGCTGGTGTCGTACTGGTTGTAGACGACGCCTTCGCCGTACTCAGTCCAAGTTTCTTGCTGTGGAGTAGTGACAACCTTTGCCGTATGCCCTCCCCCCTTAGTCACAGGCTGCGCGTATGCCGTACCTGCTGGGCCAACTTGCCCCTTGGTGTCAACGTACACAGTACGTGACTTCTGCGTAGCCGGACGCGTGTCAACAACTTGACCGCCTGCCGCATAGCCTTTTACGGGGGTCTTACCGATGGTAAGTTTGGGGTTGGTGCTGGTATGGGACAGGACTTTTGCCATGTTAGTCCTCCGTTTCGGTATCAGGACGCTTCGCGTTCTTGTACTCTTGGACTTCCATGATGTCCTCAATGGTCATCACAGGCTGCTTCCACTCCATAGGTTTGTATTCCTTGGGTTTGCCAGCCAAGCCGCTGGTATCCATCTTCTCATTGTCTGAGAAGATAGTGTAGTCCTTGTGATGTTTGACCTTGACCATCCGGTATCCTCCTGAGTCTCACACTACTATATATTGTAATGTGAACATAGCAAGAAGTATACAGGCTGTCAAAGATTTTGGACAAGAAAAAAATACCCCGGCACGGAGGCCGGGGGTAATCCCACTGAAGGAGGGTGTGGGTGGTGACAACTGCTGCTGCAAAGCAGCAAACCAATCATATCAAGTCCAGCCCATGCTGGCAACAGGGCGAATTTCCCGCCTCTGGGGTAAATGATGCCCCTCGCCAACGGAGGCGATATGGAGCATAAGGTATTGTAGCGCTTCTGCAACGTGGGAGTGTTTGTTTTTTTCTATCTCACCATCGCCTCGGGGTTTGTACCTATAGCCGCCCATCATGGCTGCTTTGAGTTGGGTGCAGCCGGGGTCGAGCAGGAAGGCTGGGTCGCCGTCCACTTGTCGCATGAGGTAGTCGTCCACAGCATTGATTCGCGCCGAGACATTATTCGTCTTAGCCGGGATAACTCGCAGATTTTCCGCCTTAATAATGTCCACAGCCGAACGCTCATCGGTCTGCGCCCGCTGAATACCCGCCGGATCAGTAACCACCAGTATGGGCGCACCACCGAACCTCTCGTAAATTAAGGGTTTGAGCATCGTCCTTACAAATCTTTGGACGCCCATGTCAAAACTGACCGCTTCCGCCAGAATGAGGGCGCGGCCTCGGGGGTCTTGTTGTCCGATGACAGCCGCTGGGGTGAGCCCCAAGTCCATCCCAATGATAATGGGTCGAATCCCATTGTTGACATAGCGAAGTTTCTCTCTAGCCATATGGTAGTCCGGCCTGAAATACTTGTACACCGGCATACCAGCCGAGGACAGTCCGTACTCGCCGTCGATGTAAACTCGGACGTATTCTTCCGAGCGGCCTTGTGTGTCGTAGTAGCCGTCGGGGAGGTTCTCGACGTTCTCTGCGAAGGCCGAGCGTCCTGACGGTTGTTTATATACCGCCCACCCATTATTGTTCGGAGATACGCCATCTTTCGGGTCTAATCCTTCCATCTGGTAATACCACCAAGTATCCATCGTCGGGGGGTTAGTATCTCCCCACATACCGTGCCACGTTGGCCCACCATCTTTCGCGGACGGAAAACGACCGATACGTTTGGACATCGCATCCACAATGTCGGGATGGATGTCCCGGCACTCGTTGAACCACGCGAACGTCAACTCCAACGAATTCAGGTTGGCAACGTCGTCCGCATCGTCCAGTGCACGGAACATAATCTCGCACTCTACATCCCCCACCTTAAAAAAGTAAGTCTTGGTCGTGCGCATGTAGTCGCCGCACTGCCCCGGCGGGAACCAATCCAGAAACGTCTTGATGGTTGTATCCTGCAACTGCCGCGCCGTTTCACGGACTATAGCAGCCCGCGTCTTACGTATACCTTGCGCGTTGGGGTTTTGCATACTAGCCCTGCGCACCACCTCGAACGAACAGGTGACCGACTTGCCCGAACCGACCGGGCCCATCAGTACCCGCATCTTGGCGTCCGACTCCATGAACCGCTTACCTGTTGGCGGCGGTGTATAGTTAATGTTCAGCATGCTGCACCTCCACGAGCATTACCCAGAACTCGCGGCCCCGGCGTTTGTGCTTCACGATTTTTGTTCTGTATGACACCCCGTATTCCCGCAGGGCTGTCTCCATATTATGCGCCTCGCTCGCACTGACGAATCGTGCGGCTCTCATCCCATCGAAGGTTTGTGCAAACTTATTGTCCAGACTCAATGGCAGCGACATCCGTCACCTCTGTGGTATCTGCTTCGATTGTGCGGGCGTCTTGGGGGTTGGGCCCAAGGTTGATGGTAATGCGGACTCCGCCGCCTCCACCCTCCACAACGGCGTCGGTCTTTGGCTCCAGACCCCCCCACTTTACGGTGGACTTAATCAGATCGGCCTTGACTGCGGGGGATACAGCCGGGTCGTGGATCAACATCCAAGAAGTTGTCAGGAGTTCTTCCGCTTGGGCCCGGGCCTTGAGTTTGAACGTGATGCCCTTCTCACGGACTTCATCACGGTAGTGCTCAACCTTCTTCAGAAATACCGGGTCGGCATTGAAGAAGATGATGTCGTTAGCCGAGATTTTGTGGCGGGCCATGACTTCTTGCAAAGTCTCCCCACTGCCCTCCAAAGTGAGAGCAATGTCGAACGCCAACCTATCTGACCATTTAGTGTGGTGTAGTGGTAGGGTATCCATGACCTGACTATAGTGTGAGCGATACGCAACTGTCAACATGTTTCATGTGAAACAGTCTATACCAAAATTAGCGAGGTTATCGGGAAGTGCTAACTTTACACGTTCCTTTTTTTGGGTCTTGCTTTATGAGGTTTGGAATATAGAGGGGGGGCATGCGAACGCCAATCCATGTACGCCCCCCTGCCAGCCACCAGCAAGCACCAGCCAAGCGACCGACCAGCACCCACAAACGCCCTGATTTCAGGCGTATTTGACATTTCCGTCAAGTCTGGCAATCTGGAACTGTCGATGCACAACGCACCGATCCAGACGCAAGTCTGGTGTTCTTTAACCTTGTTAGGAGAAAACCATGAGTGAGCGCACTCCAACCGCTAAGCGGTCGATTGCCCCCGTTACTGTGACGGTTGAAATCACAGCAACCCGTATCAACGAGAACGGCACGCTCTCGGGCATTACGGCAAAGGTTGTCAAGCAGCCCATCAAGGGGAACGAGTTCAAAACCTCAGTCCCCCCAATGGCAGGCGGAGCAATCTACCTCAAGGCTCTCAGCCTCGACGGTCTGCAAATCATGACCGACGACGAGCCTAAGGCAACGACCGCGAAGCGCAAGTTGTTCTAAGCAGTAGGAGCCGGAGCAATCCGGCTCCCTTTCTAACCGCACGATGAAGGAGAATACCATGAGTGCATATGTAAAAGGCGAGCGCAAGAAGCGCAAGCAAGAGTCCAACCAGTTCGTGGTCAAGTGGATAGAAGGTGATTCAATCTTCTTTCGCTGGTTCAAGCGTGATCGCTACGCTGTACAGTTCCAGCAAGAGTTGATTGACGACGGAATCCCACCCGAGAACGTCAGGATTCAGATGAAGTAAACCACAGCAGGGGAGAAATCCCCTGCTTTACAGGAGAAAGACATGGAAAAGTTCTGCGAGAAGCACCCTGAGATAGCAGCAATCATCATTGCACCAATACTTTACGTACTACTGTGGGTCGCAATGGCACTGTTCTGAACCACCAGCCCGGCGAAAGCCGGGTTTTTATTGCCTGTAAACTTTACATTGTATAGTATTATATATAAACCATACGCCGGGGGGTGCAGCCACGGAACTTTTGGGCGCTATATCAC